AGCGAGTGGACAGAGTTATACGAGTTATGGCTACAGGCGTGAGCTTGCCTATGGAGATACAAATTGGATAGTGTAAATGGGATTATTGGACAATTTAAATTTTTCGCAGCCTTTTCGTATTTCGAGCCTGTTACCGAGTGAAGCACAACTACAGGCGTTTAAGCAAAAGAGTGACGCAGAAGCACTAGAGCAGTTTAGTCAAGACCCAAATCCTATACGCAGAGTGCCGTTTAATATACTGACAGCCCTAGGCGTAAACCCTACCATCGCGCAAGCTGCACCGACAACCTTAGATGTTGCGCCCGTAACTGGAGATATCAGCGCATTAGCCGATGCACGAACAGCGTTTGGACAGGGTGACTTGGCAACGGCTGGATTGCTAACAGCAGCGACGCTAATACCTGGAGTTCCGGCAAGCAGAGTAAAAGGACTGCTCAAGAAGAGTGATGATACAAAGCCACTATTGAATGTGGATGATGCGCCAAAAGAAGGTATAGCGAATGTTGTGCCTCCTACAGACACAGACTCTGGCATTATAGCCTTTCATGGCTCTGGTGCTGACTTTGACCAGTTTCGCATGGATAAGATAGGCACAGGCGAAGGTAATCAGGCGTTTGGCTATGGACTGTATTTTACTGATAGTGAGGACATAGCCAAGTTTTATAAAAACGCTGGCTTAAAATCTCAGAACGTGGAGTATAAAGGTACTCCAATAAAGTTCTTTTCTGATGATAGAGATGAGTTTGACAGAGAAGCTATAATACAAGGTCTCGTTAGAGATAGAATATTAGGGGGAAAATTTAACACTAAAGAGTCAATAGACAGCGTTATAAATCAGCTAGAGCAAACAATAGAGAACTCTTATGATTTATCGCAACCTCTTGATAGAATTTCTCAAGAAGGTTATGAAGGCTTAGTTCAGGATTTAAATTACGCCAAAACCCTCAAAGCTGACGATTTTAGTTATAACGCTGGAAAAACCTACAAAGTCGCATTAGCTCCAAAGCCTGATGAGTTGCTTGATTATGACTTGCCATTTAGTCAACAAAACAAATTTGTTAAAGAGCGTCTGTCAAAAGTTGCAAATGAAATGACAGTTGATGATGCAATAAACTTAGGATTTGACCCCTTTGATTTTGGCAACAATAACCAAGCAGCAATTAATGCAGCGAAAAAAGAAATGCTTAAAGATGACCAAAGCGTTCAAGCGTTCTTAAATAATTGGCAAGCATTTAGAGGCGAACAAGGTGCTGGAGAAAAGCTACTTAATAAGCATGGCATCAAAGGCATAAAATACTTAGATAACGCTTCACGAAATACATTTGGTGGCAAGTTGTTAGGTATTAATAAACTAGATGATGGTCAGTTTCAGGCAAGAATTGTATTAGATGACCCAAACAGACAGACAGGACTTGGGGGAAGTGGTCGAGTAATTACCACAAGTAAGCCATACAAGACTCAAAAAGAGGCTGAAGATTGGGCTAATAAAGAGATGGGAAATAGGCAAAGCAACTACGTCATCTTTGACGAGAACCTAATAAACATACTAGCTAAATACGGCATTGTTGGTGGCGTTGGCATAACAGCGTTACAGAACAGCGATATATGACATGGCAACGACAAAAGACGTAGATAGAACCCCTTCTGGACGCATTAAGTACAGGGGCGAGAGCTTTGCTGGCTTTAACAAGCCAAAACGCACCCCTGGTAAGTCGAAGAAGTTTGCTGTACTTGCCAAAAAGGGCAATGAAATAAAGATGGTGCGCTATGGAGACCCTAATATGGAGATAAAGAAGGATAGTCCGGCAAGACGTAAGAATTTTCGAGCAAGACACAACTGCGATACCGCAAAAGATAAGTTCACCGCACGATATTGGTCGTGCAAAAATTGGTAAGGAGCAAAAAATGATGATGATGGGGCGATATAAGAAGGTCATGTCAATGGACATGAAGGAAATGCCTATGAAGAAGAAGAAAAAAACCAAGAAAAAGGCAAAAAACACGAAAAAAGGCACAATAGTCGGTAAATTTTCATCACAGGAGGTCTGATATGTACCACAGAGGCACAAAAAAAAAGAAGACGAAGAAAAAAAAGAAGGGAAAGTAAGTAATGTCACCAATTTACAAGCATACCATTCATAAAAACAAGGCTGCAAAGCCAGCTCCAAAGCCAGAGCCAAAAGAGGAGCCAAAAGAAGCTCCAAAAGCTGAGAAAAAAGAGCCAAAAGCGAAGAAGAAGTAATGGATGATAATGAATTTGCGACTATTCTCAAATCAGAGATAGAGCAAGCCAATAATTACTATGATACAGAGCTTTCTTCTGATCGTGTAGAGACCCTACAGTTTTATCTAGGCGAGCCGTTTGGTAACGAACAGGAGAATAGATCAAAGGTAGTCCTCTCAGAGGTAAGAGATACCATTGAGTATCTCATGCCGTCCTTGATGCGTATTTTTGCGTCTAGTGATAAGTTCTGTCGCTTTGTAGGGCGTAATGCAGAAGATGTAAAAGGTGCAGAGCAAGCCACAGATTTTGTGAACTTTGTACTGAATAGCCAAAACAACGGCTTTACGATTTTACATAACTTCTTTAAAGACGCATTACTCTTTAAGATTGGCGCATTAAAGACATATTGGGATGAGACTGAGACCACAGTTGAGGAAACCTACGAGCGATTGAGCCAATTGGAGTTAACTACCCTACTCGATGACCCAGCGATTGAACTAAAGTCACAGGAGATTGTTGAAGAGGGCGTTACAGACCCTATGGGCAACGAGATACCTACCGAGCAGTATTTTAATGTTGAAGTCAAAAGACGCACGAAGAATGGCAAGGTAAAGATAGAGAATATACCGCCTGAGGAGCTTATATTCTCACGCAGAGCGAAGTCTATGGATGACTGCACATTCATAGGACACCGAACACAAGTAAAGGCTGGTGACTTAATAGAGCGTGGCTATGACGCAGACCTTGTTATGTCACTTACAGGCGATAAAGAGTTAGACGATGAGTCAGAGCGTCAATCACGCTTTCAGGACATTGAGTCCAGCCCCTATGACAATGCTGTAGACCCTACCAACAGAGAGGTGTTGGTAACAGAGGCGTATATCAGGGCTGATTATGATGGCGATAATGTAGCAGAACTACGCAGAGTCATAGTCTTAGGCGATAACTACGAGATTGTAGAGAATGAGCCATTTGACAAGATACCTTTTGCGATAGTCAGTCCAATACTTATGCCTCATAGAATGGTGGGCTTGAGTGTCGCTGAAATGGTCATGGACTTGCAGCTTATAAAGTCACAAATCTATCGACAGATGCTCGATAATCTGTATCTCACCAACAACTCCAGAGTGGCGGTTGTAGAAGGACAGACAAATCTTGATGATCTTTTATCAAGCAGACCAGGGGGCATTGTAAGAATGAGAGCGCCTGGAATGGTACAGCCATTAGCTGTTCCTCAATTAGGCGCACAAGCCTTTAATATGCTGGAGTATGCAGACCAAATTAGAGACCAGCGTACAGGCTTTTCTAAAGCCTCTCTAGGGCTTGACCCAAAGCAGTTGCAGTCAACATCAACAAATGCTGTTAACGCTACAATACAGGGCGCACAGTTAAAGATAGAGATGATAGCGCGAGTTTTTGCAGAGACTGGTGTTCGGGATATGATGTTTAACATCCTCCACCTTATCCAAAAGCATCAGGATAAGGCAGTAACAATACGCTTACTAAATGAGTATGTAGATATAGACCCAAGAGCCTTTGCGAATGAGTATGATTTAGAGGTAAATGTGGGTCTGGGTAATGGTGAGGAAGACCAGAAAGCAGCGATGCTGGTACAGATTGCCAATAAGCAAGAGCAGATGCTGAGAGAATTAGGTATCAATAACCCTGTGGTAAAGCCATCACAATATGTTAATACGCTTAAGAAGATCGCAGAGATGGCTGGATTTAAGGATACAGACCAGTTCTTTAGTAGCGGTGAGGCGTTAGATCAGGCTGCACAACAAGGACAAGAGCAACAGCAGCCAGAGCAAAACCTAGAATTATTGAAGCTACAGGAAGAGTTGAAGCTGAAGCGTGAGGAAATGGAAGCCAAGATTGCACTTGAGAGAGAAGAGATGCTGGCAAAAATTGAGCTACGCAAGTTTGAATTTGAGGCTGAACTCAATCTCAGGCAACAAAAACTCGCACTAGGTGGCGATATATCGACTAACTTACCAACAGCACAATGACCGATTTAGAAGAAGAGCGT